CTTCTAGAAGGTTGGTTACTTGATTATAGTGATGCTTACCACAAACGTTGTGAACAAGCTGTAGAAGGTTATTCACATCTTAATAGACCAGAGCTTAAAAGGCGTATGGACGAATGTGAAAAAATGTTAGGTGATCTTGAAAAGTTAAAAGCTTCTACAAAAGCTACACGTACTGTAAAGATGAAAAAGGCACCATCACTTGATAAGCAAATTAGCAGGCTTAAATTCAAGAAAGAAGATAATGAATATAAGATCTCTTCTATTGCGCCAGCAATGTTAGTCGGTGCGCTGTGTGCATTCGTGTTCAATACCAAGTATAAAACCATTACCAAGTACGTGAGTGAAACAGGACTCATGGTCTCTGGTAGTACTCTCAAGAATATAAACCTTGAGCAATCTATACAGAACTCGTTGCGTAAACCTAATGAGTTCCTACCAATTGTTTTGACTAAGTCTGAAAAACAAATTGATAAGGCGTGGAGCGAGCTTACTACAAAGTCTCGTATTCCAAATGGTAGGATTAACGGAGATACAATTATATTAAGAGTTCTTAAATGATTACTGTTATGAAAAAAGAAACTCATCAAGTTATTGTTCGTAAAAAATATCAGATCAATGACTTAGAGTTTGAAACTATTATTAAACGTAAAGGGTTTAAGACATTAAAACAATTCAAAGAAATACTGAACAATCCACAACACAATCGTCATAGGATTGCATTTCATGTATTTGATCATTATGAACCTATTAGCGAAAAGCATGAATGGGTATCTGATAGAAGAGATGGAAAGGTGAATGTAAAATGGAAGGCACTGTAGTAGAAGAAAAGACACAGTTCTTGACTAAAGCAAGATTCGCAAAGATGGTAGAGTCTACTGTCATTGAAAAAGAAATTCCATACATGGAGGCAATCCTTGATGTATGTGATGTAAAGGGTATTGAACCCGAAGACGTGTCGAAATTTATTTCGCCCGTCATTAAGAACAAATTGCAAGCAGAAGCAGAATCTCTTAACTTTCTGCCAAGTGATAGCAATTCAATCGCATTAGAGTAATATATAGTATGTACATTAGTACAAATATATGGTATAATAATACAGTTAATATTTCAGCAAATACGAGGTAACATATGTCTTTTGACAATCTAAAACGCAACCGCGACCAAATTTCCAAACTAATCCAAGCAGCAGAAAGCGCAGGTGGATCTTCCGAAAAAAAGAGCTATGTGGATGAACGCCAATGGAAGCCTACAGTAGATAAGAGTGGTAATGGCTATGCCGTTATTCGTTTTCTACCTGCAGCCGAAGGTACTGAACTTCCTTGGGTAAGATATTGGGATCATGGTTTCAAAGGCCCAACTGGTCTGTGGTATATCGAACGATCTTTAACTTCCATCGGTGAGAATGATCCTGTTGGCGAATTGAATAGTCGCCTATGGAATTCTGGACATGATGCAGATAAAGAAAAAGCTCGTGACCAAAAGCGCAGACTTCACTATGTATCAAACATTTACGTAGTATCCGATCCTTCGAACCCTCACAATGAGGGTAAAGTATTTCTTTATCAGTTTGGTAAAAAAATCTTTGACAAAATCATGGATGTTATGCAACCAGATTTTGCAGACGAAGAACCAGTTAACCCATATGATATGTGGGCAGGTGCTGACTTCAAACTTAAAATTCGTAATGTAGAAGGTTATCGTAACTATGATAAATCTGAGTTTTCATCTACTAGTCAACTGGCTGAAGATGATAAGCTTGAAGCGATTTATAATCAAATGCACGATCTAAGTGACTTCACTGATCCTAAGAATTACAAGTCTTATGGTGATTTGAAAGCTAAGCTAATGCGTGTTCTTGGAGAAGAAGCAGATCAAGGTGCAGCTACCATGAAGCAGGAAATTCAAATGAATGATCCGGCTCCTATGGCAGAACCAGTAACTGCCGAACAAATGAGTGGGTCGACCGGAGATGACGATACGTTGTCATACTTTGCAAGGCTGGCTAACGAAGAGTAAGTCTAAAAACCTTAAGCAAAAGAGGAGCTTCGGCTCCTCTTTTTTTATCTTGTTAATTTTTTCCTAGCATCTTGAACAGCACTAGCATTAGGTGCAATCATTGTAGTATTACTACCACCGCCTGAATAATAATTGTTTGTGATATTATTAATAATAGGAGGAGCCGCAGTAGCTTGAGCGTCGTTTGAATATGCTGTAGCATTTGCAGTCTGCTCTGCTTTTAATGCAGCTTGAATTAATTTAATATTTGTTGCAGCCTTTTCGAAGTCAACATCAGGAGAAGCAAGGCCTTTGATTTTTGTTCCTGAAGAAATCCAACCTTCACCAACAGTACCACCCATTAAAGCTGTTTCAATTGCAGGTACTGACTTAAGCATATCCTCTGCAAAATCATTAAGACTCATATAATCGCCATCTAGCTTTAGACTAGATATTCTTTCTAATCCTTCAGCTAACTGATCTAATGCCATGCCAGCTAGAAATAATTCTTCTTGTTTTTCACCGAGCTTCAAAAGCTGATCCATTGGTCCTTGTGATCCTCCACCAAAGAATCCCATAATATTATCTTTTAGTGAAGACCATGAAGCATCTGCTTGACTTTTTGCAAAGCCAGATAATGCATCTCCCATATAACCCATTGCATCTCTAAAGCTTGCTGCAGCAGCCTTTGGGTTTTCTCCAAGAGCATCTCGAATGCTTAATAGTTTTTCAACACTATCTTTAACCTTTTGACTTTGGTCTCCAGTAAAGAAACCAATAACAGCGGAAAACGCTTGGCCAGCAGAGAATGCTACAAGACCAAGTCCTAATCCAGTCATTGCTAATAGGAAACCAGCAGACTCTCCTATAAAGCTACCACCCTTGGCTTCAATTTCAGTACCAATAGAAAGTAGAGTGAATACACTTTGTTTTATACTTTCAGCAAATCCTTGGCCTGTCATAGCTGCAACACCAGCATCCAAACCAGTAGACAAAGCAGCTAGTGCAGATCCACCTCCAAAGACAGCTAGGCCTAAAGCAATACCAGTCATTGCTAATAAGAACTTAGCACCTTCTCCTAAAAAGCTACCACCCTTGGCTTCAATTTCAGGACCAATAGACAATAAAGTTAAAACATTATTTTTAATGCTTGTTGCAAAATCGCCGTTGAATTTATCTAACAATTTGTCGGACATGCCTGCAATAGCAGAGCCAACGCCGAATACAGCAAGACCCATACCTAAGCCTGTCATTGCTAATAGGAACTTAGCACCTCCACCAATAAAGGAACCACCGCCAGCTTCAACCTCAGGACCAATAGACAATAGTTGTATAACATTGTTTTTAATGCTATCAACATCCATACCTATAAACTTATCAGATGCACCAGCAACAGCACTACCTACACCAAAGACCAAGAGGCCAGCACCAAGGCCTGACATAATCAAGAAAAACTTGCCACCCTTTTCAAAAGCATCACCCATGCCATCGGCAAGATCGCCAATAGTAAATAACTTCTTAACATTACCTATGATAGAATCAACATCAAGTGTCATAAACGCCATGATACCAGCTACGATTGCTGCAAGACCTGCAGCAGCTGCAATCATCATGCCACCACCTAAAAGTTTTCCTAATAGTCCACCGGATTTTTCTTTGACAGTTCCACCCATTTCAGCACCAGCACCCGCAAGTCCTGCACCACTAACACTTTCTTTAGTGTTTTCACGCATAGCTTCAAGCTGATCAAGTTTAGCTTGTTTTTCCACGTCCATCATTTTCTCAAAAGTTGTTCTTAATTGAATTATCTCTTGAGTACCAGCTGTATGATGTTCATTCGCTGTTACGAGTTCTTCTCGTATTTTTTGGAATACGCCTGCGTTTGGATTTGGCATTTATCTGCCCCTCATTTTAGCCTGCTCATATCGAGCCTTTTCTTCCTTAAGATGTTCTTGTAGCATAGTAACGTATAACTCCCTTTCCCACGGTATCATTGATTCCAGATCTCCAAGACTATAGTTATGATGCTGCATCAGATGAAAATTCGTTTTATAATGATTTACTAACGAATCATGAGAAAGGGCTATTAGAAAAAATTTGCTATGCCGCTTATCTCTTGATTGTTTTCAATACCACAATGTTCACACTTAAACTCAACATTTGTTTTAAGTTGTGGAATAGCCTCAACAAACTTTCTTACATTACTGAACTGCTCACTATTTAATGATTCAAGAAATTCTTGCAGTTCTTCTTCTGTTTCGTCTTGAGCAGGATGAAATTCATCATCTGTCATGACACCATCAATACACCTTGTTAGAATCTTAAATATAGTATCAACTTCATTCATTTTTTCAGGATCAATACCTGCACCTAATAGATCGTGGAATGAAGGGTATTTCATTTTAACAGAAATATTATCAGTTAACTTTACTACTTCATCTACCGTATTATCTTTTTTAACTTCAATAGTGTCCAGTTGAATTTTTACTGGAGTCGTCTCTTTACAACTAGAGCATGGTAGTGCAACAGTGCTTGTTTCACCTACGCTTTTAGATCTAAGTTGTAAGAACATGTACTCAACATCATAAGCTGCTAATTTTTTTTCGTCAACTTCTCCGCTGATACATGATTTTAATGTTTCTAAGATTGCGTTAAGAGTACCAGCTTGATCACCGGTCTCCATAGCCATCATAAGAATTTTTTCTTCTTTAACCAAAAATGGTCTGAATCCAACTTCCTTACCAGTGGAAGGTATTGTCATCGTATATTTCGGTGCCGAATTAATTTTTGGCAGTGCCATAATTTACTCCAATTTATCGTATAAGATTAGCCAAGAATCCAAGTGGACCACCTGACCGAGATTTCCAATTTGAGTATGATAGTTGCACACTCAGTTCGCTTTGCCCACCTTGATCGTTCGTAAATTCTTGAGCGTTCATAGAGGTTGGGAATGCGTCTTCTAAAACGCATGTATAAGATATTTGATCTGGTGTTATGATATCACCACTAATATTAATTGGTCCAAAGCTAAAGCTAAAGCCAAGATCTAATATCGCATCTTTTCTTAGTTGTTGTATAACTACATCAAAACAATATTCTTTTTTGTATGATGTTTCTTGATTCTCTTGATTAATAGCCATTGCTGCCCAGTTATCAAAATAGTTTTTTACTCCGTAATCATTTAATAGATGAAACGATAATGATACGTCATCAACAGCATATCCATAAGCAACCTTTTGCATTTTCATGCCATACTGACGATCGGCCGTTAGTATTTGTCTCCCAGGCATGTTTGCGGTTTTGCATAGTAGATTAAGTTGTCTTCCACTTGACCCTGGAAGAGAGGGTAGTAATACACGCCAAACATTGCTCATTGCAATGCCTTGGCGAAGTTCTGACTTAAATGTATCTACTGAGTACGCCATTTAGTACTTCCTTTTAGAATCTTTATAAACCGTGCCTGAACTTGCACCTGACCAATCAGCCATAGGAAGGAATGTAGCAATCTCCCATTCATACGCTGGAACATGAGCAAATCTTGATTGTACATTTGATAACAGGTAGTGCTTTATAGCAGGCCGGAAGTATTTGTATTTAGCTGCACCTTGAAGCATATTATATGATAGTCTAAATCTTGTTGCTTCATCAAATCTTTTGTTATTAGTATTATCCAATAGTGCATCTAAAAACTTAGCACGGTGAATAGGAGAAAGATAATGCAAATTTAATCCTAGGAATCCTCCCTTTGCTTTATCAATCATAATCACTAAAGGGAACTTATCGTAATAAGGAAGAGTTGCTTTATACTTTGCATCGTAAAAAAACATAAACATTTGGCCAGGCCTATATGTACTTTTTAGATCAATAGGTTCTTCCTTCATTAAAGCACGTCTATTAACTCTTCTAATGCGATGTGCTCTTTGACGAAACCACGTCATTGATTCTCGTGTACGAGGTGTAATACCTTTACGAAAAGCTTCTAACTCTAATGTTTGAAATAAGTTACTCATAACACTATTTATAACTTTTTAAGAGGCTTTATGCGTTTCTTGCCAAGAGTCTTTTTTCTCATAATACCCATTTCATGTAACGTGTCTTCAGTCCATATTTGAAATTGCCAGTTCCTATCTTTTGCATAATTATCTGCAGCTTCCCACTTATTCATATTTTTTACATACGCCATTGCCTCGCTAATAAACCTTTTAGTTTTTCGCGATCCTTGCTTAGGAGGCTCGGTTTGCCCCTTAGGTTTTATTTCAACCAGAATTATTTTGCCATCTTTATACTTAATTTTGAGGTCAACAAAATACCTGTGATATTTTTTATCAACGTCATAATAGTAAGGAACAACGGTTTCTTCGGATTGCCAATATAAGATGCTGGGATTATGGTCGCACCAGTTAAATACTGCTTTCTCCCATAGCGATCTATATACCACATTGCTGTGATCTCCTTTATACTTGGATTTGTTTTTGATAGTGTATTTTCCGGTATAAGCCATATAAATAACAAAAGATAGTTTCGACTTATTATTTATTGGAAAATTTATGGCAGATCTCAATCTTTCGAATATTGGTGATAGAATTGCTGGAAACGTTCAAGACTTTGTTAATGACAAAGCAGGTGGATTAACTGCTGGTATTGAACAGTTTCTAGGTACTGGCCTCATAGCCAACAAATCAAATCTTTATTTCGATAATAAACAAAAATTAGTATTTCCTCTTGACAACCAAGATGATTATAAAGCAAAAATTAGATTCACTGTTGTTAGAGTCGATCCACCAGCGATTGAGGCTGACATTGAAGATGCAACTAAAAAGGCTACTCAGGCTCTTGATGCAACAACTGGAAATGATAGACCGGGTGGATCTACAGACGTAGGTGTAAGTGAAGATAAATCTATTACACAAAAAACTGTTGGCACTACAGCAGAACTTTATCTTCCAGCTGCATTGAATATTAGTGACGGTGTTGATTTTGAAAATATAGATCTTGGTAGATCTGGCGCCGCTGGAGTAGCAGCGCTTCAAGCCGGGTCAGGTGTTACTGAGGCTGTGGGTAAAGCGGCAATGGAAGGTTTATCTGGATTCAAAGATTTATTTACAGGTTCTCTTAATTCTGATGTTGCTCGACTTGGCGCAATTGGCGCCGCTGGTGTGGTGAGCGATACTGCTAGTGGTGCAGCAAGATCTGCATTTCAAGTAACAACTAATCCAAATACTCGATCTTTATTTAAGTCTGTTCAACTTAGAAATTTTTCATTTACTTTTAGTATGATTCCAACTTCAGTGCAAGAACAAGACGCAATGAAAAACATTATTAAATTTTTTAGACATGAACTTTATCCTGAAACTATTTCTGTAAAAGGAATTCCTATTGGATACAAATTTCCTAATCAGTTCGATATTCAAGTTCGATATAGAAGTAAAACGATTGCTACTAAATTTTTACCGTGCTATTTAACAAGCTTTGCTGCAACATACAATCCTTCAAACATGTCATTTATGAGAGATGGTGGATTCAACCAAATTGATATTACAATGTCATTTACTGAAGCAGAAACTCTTGATAAAGCAAAAATTGCAGAGGGATACTAATGGCTTACTTTTATAACTATCCTCTCATAAATTATCAATTTGGAAGCGAGACATATCCTGTTACGTTTCAAGATATTTCTGCGTACGTAGATATTATTGACAATATTAAAGATGACATATCATTTTATATCAAGTACACAATTTTAGAAGGTGATAGAGCAGACATTGTATCTAAAAAAATATATGGATCTCCTGACTTTTATTTTACCTTTTATATGATGAATGATAATATAAGAGAAAGAGGCTGGCCTCTTAGTGCTAGAGATTTAGAAGATAGGATATTATTGAATCATCCTAATTTTGTTGTAACAACTAAAGATAATATTTCAAATAAACTTTTAGTAGGAAAAGAAGTTGCTGGAAATACTTCAGGCGCGACTGGCACTATTATCAAACGCAATTTAGACTTAGGTCAACTAATTATAAAGCTAAACACTGGTAGTGTAAATTTTGTTAAAGACGAAGTTATTACTCATGACACAGGAAGCGGATTAGAAACAGCTACTACATCTTCAGCAACTAAAGAATTTCTTTCTACACATCATTACGTAGATGGTGATTTGCGTTGGAGAGATGTTGATCCTTTTCAAGATCCTCCTGCAATTTATACGCCTGTTACAGTTGAGGATCATTATAGCGACCAAAATAATGAGCTAAAAGAAATAAGAATTATTAAACCAGATTCAATGCAAACAGTTTATAGAGCGTTTCAAGAAGCCTTAGCATCATGAGTGAACTTAGATCAAACACTCCATTTGATGTTGATCTTAGGTCTGCACTAATATCAACTAATAGATTAGGTGATCAGACATTTGAAATAAGAAGATCAATAGTCGAATTAAATATTTATGAAAATATTGAAACCCTCGGCATTAGCGGGGATTTAATACTCGTTGATGATGCAGGATTATTTCAGGCTATTGACTGGCAAGGTTCAGAATATCTTGATCTTACTATTGGATTTATAGATCCAGGTCTTCCTCCTATAAAAAGAAGATTTGTTGTTACGTCTTTGCAAGAAAGTGCTAAAGGTAATGATGCATCAGAAACTTTTAGTATGTCTATTGAAGATGAAATGTCTTATTTAGACAATCTTAAAAATGTTAATAAAGTTTATAATGGAACTCCTAAAGAAATTATAAGTAAAATATTAAAAGATAATTTTACTGGTAGAGATCTTATAGCACCTGGTGAAACTTATCAAAGAAGCATGAGAGTTATTATTCCAAACTGGAGGCCTCACAAAGCTATTCATTGGCTAGCTTCAAGATCAACGTGTAGATTTGGCACACCATACTTTGCGTTTTCTTGCTTCAAAGATACCAATGTTAGATTTTTTGATATGGCAGCTATGATTGGAAATAGCCCTCTTAATATATCTACAAAACCATATAGGTATTCAACATCATATTCTCAAGAAGCAAGTAACTATACAATCAATGATCAATCTTATATGATTTCAGGGTTTAGTCAAAAGGATAATGAAAACATATATGATATTATTGATAGAGGTGGTATTAGTGGAAGATTCGATTTTTTAGATACTCAAAACTTTTATAATAATAGGTTTGAGTATAAAGTAACTGACACCTTTGAAAAGCTAAAGAAAACTTCTGGTTTGTATGTAGGAAAGAAAACTCCTAACTTTGATAAAATATTTGAAATAGATAATAAAAATTTACAAGACTTTTCTAGTGTTAGACTTACAAATGTATCTACGTCAAAAATTTATAATGATATTAGTGGATATCATGAAGCATTAAATCCAGCTGGGCATGCAACAAAGGCTACTCATCTAGCACTAAAAGAATTTATGTCTAAATCTAAAATAGATATAGTAGTTGCTGGTAGAAATTTCTTATCACCTGGTTCTACTAAGTATCCTAACTTTACTATCGGTAATACCATTAAAGTAGAATTTCAAGAATCAAAATCTTTTGATGCAGGAACTAATGCAGCTAAGGTTATGCCAGACGCTAAAAGAACTGGCACATATTTAATTCAAGCATGTCGTCATATGATTAGGCAAAACAAAGGTAAGTTTAGACACGACTGTGTATTAGAGCTTGTCAAAATAGCCAATGATGAAGGAACAACTGTAGTATGAAAAATATTGAAAGTTTCTATTACGGCGATAATAATAGATGGTTTCTTGGTATTGCAATTAATTCCAATGACCCTTTGCAACTTGGTCGCGTGCAAGTTAGAATTTATGGAATCCATCCAGACACTATCACAAACCTTCCTTCTGAATCTTTGCCTTGGGCTCAATGTCTTCTTCCCACTACAGAAGGAGGAATTTCAGGAATTGGTAGGATGCCGCAAATAGTTGAAGGTGCAAAAGTTTTTGGAATATTCCTTGATGGTGAGTCATCTCAAATTCCTTTTATTATGGGAACCGTTCCTAACACTGAAGATCCAAATAAGCAGCAACTTCTTGCTTTAACAGGAAATGAAAATGCTCTTACTCAATCAAGTGACGAAGGATCTTATATTGTAGGAAACTCTCCTGGAGAAAAGGCATACAACTTTTTCTTAGCATTTAATTTTTCAGCAGTGCAAGCAGCAGCAATAATAGGATGTCTTTCTGTGTTTTCAAGTAAAAAGCTAGATCCTGCCTCTAGTAGAAATTTAAGATTTGGTTTAGCTGGTTGGAATAGTGATGAGGTTGTTGGTAGTAGATACGAAAGGTTAAAGTTTT